CGACTTGCGACCAGACTTGCGACTCGACTTGCGACTCGACTTGCGACCCGACTTGCGACCAGACTTGCGACCAGACTTGCGACCAGACTTGCGACTCGACTTGCGACTCGACTTGCGACCGGACTTGCGACCCGACTTGCGACCAGACTTGCGACTCGACTTGCGACTCGACTTGCGACTTTTTCTTAAATATCTCATTCAACAAATGCACCGCCAGAAACCCGCCCAACGATGCCGAGAACGGAGAACCCATTCTCAAAACAACCTTGGGCGGTTTGAGTTTACATAGTTTGTATATTTCTCGCACCGATTTTTCAGCCATATCAAAATCGGCTCTGTCTGTCGATAGCCCAATCTTTACCCACTTCTCAACGTAGGCGGGGAATTGGGCTATTTGTTCGGGTGTTAATTTGTCTATGCGTTTCATTAGTCTGCCACGCGGCGAATTTCTTGGGGCGTATATTCCCTTTGGTGAGTGATCCTATACACACCCGTAGGAAGCGGGATTGTGGCGTGTTCTTCGTGGACGATCTCGGCTGGCTCATCAACTTCGATGAATAACTCCCCGGCTTCGTTCACAAAAGACTTCGCTGTTTCCTCGTCTATTGCATGAGCATGACCCGTGATTTCACCGTAAGCAAGTATGATCCGGCCATTGTCACGCTTGTAATTCTTAAGATTCTCTGGCAAAGTTTCAATGCGTTCTATTAAAACATCGCCTTGTCTGAACTGTTTCATGGTAGTTCCTATTAGTTTATACTGTGATTTATATGAATATCGCTAATGTTTTCGACAAAAGCAAGGGAAATCGTATTCATTAGAAAGATTTAATAATTGGGAAAAGACATTGTTATGAATTTCATATAATTGAGTGTGAGAAAAGTTAACTTGCAACTTTGTCCTGCGTGTGTTATATTCCGAGCGAGGATGAATGGCTAAGAAGTGGCATGCTTCGCGTTTTACCCGTTGTCGAGCCGTGGCAAAATTCATCCTCAAATGAGTTTTACGACTTCTTGACAACCACATCGGCAACGGGTAAAGATCGGAGCATATTTATTTACAGGCTTCACGGTTAGTAGGAAAAGATAGCACATTCAAACAGTGCTGAGATAAACTCACCTGCGATTCGAGCCACTTAAGTGTGGGCAGGTCAAGAGGCGAAATAGAAACGGGGGATTGGCCATCCACCACTTACCCGTTCTGATGTCGAGCCGGACTAGAATCCCCGGCCAATGTCTCTTGTGTGTGTTACGCCCGAAGGTCGATGGGGATAATTTCTCATTCACCATAACGAAAACCGAGTTTGCCATTGAGATTTAGGGGATTGTCTCTTCTTAAAAGAAGGGCAGGTGGTGCTTTACCCTCAGGTCTCAAGGGATTTCTTCAAAAGCAGAAACAAAAGCACAAATTAAGACTTAAGCAATATTCTCAGCATGGGAATCATGTTTTGGATAGCAAAATTTGCATTTTTCAGTACAATCGCAAAATCCGTCACATTCCCCAATTTGATCTGAGGCAAATTCACATTCGCAAAGTCCATCAGTGTGTTCTTTACAGTCTGGGCATATATCGCTATCCGGCCACATAGGCATGGGATAGCCGCAGCATGAAGAATAAAAGCTCATAATATTAACCTTTCGCAATAAAATATGTCTAAGTTTAAAGATTTAACCGATTATACCTTCGGACGATGGACAGTTCTTTCGTATTCTCATTTTGATGGAGGGGGATACTGGCTTTGTCGTTGTGAGTGTGGCCTAGAGATAGCAGTCCATAGGGGAAATCTTCTTAGTGGAAAGAGTAAGGGTTGCAGAAAATGCAATGGGAAGTCCCAAAGAAAGAAATTTCCTCTTAATAAGTATAATACATATCATACTTGGCGAAACATAATTAATAGATGTTGTCGCCCAAATGACCAAAATTTTAAGGATTACGGTGGGCGCGGGATAACTATTTGCGAGGAATGGCGATGGAACTTTCTCGCTTTTTGGGAGGACATGGGGCCGAAGCCATCCCCCAAACATAGTATTGATCGTATTGATAACAACAAGGGCTATTATAAAGCTAACTGCCGTTGGGCGACACAAAAAGAACAAATGAGAAACACACGAACTTGGCACGCCGATCATAGTTGGCAAAGAATATTGTAAGCAATTTGCTAACTAATTTATGGGAACTTCATATTTCATTTGTCGGCTATTTACAACTTGTGAGACTTTGAGCCAATATCCGTGCGTCATTACTTGCACCCAGCATCCCTTCCCCTGCCATTCCAGGGACTTAATATCATGGAAGGTCAAAGACATGGGACGGGATGGAGCGAGGAAGAGTTTCATGGCTTTGGCTCTGTCCAGAAAAATAGCCACACTAAAAAAACAAAAAAGATTACAAACATTATTCCGACAATAGTTGTCATTGGTTCGTCCTTTAAGGGATTAAGTATATTAGGCTCTCAATGTCGGTTACAATTTCTGGCATTGGTGTTTCGCCCATTTCTCCGTAATGGCTCTGTATTCTCCCAAGTTCATCTCTTATTTTATCGAGCAGCGAGTTATCGGGGAACAGTTTGACCCATTCTGGTGGGGTCAGATAGCATAGGGCAAGATTACACTCTCTATGTGTTTTATGAGAAGTCCAGTTCCCGAATTCGGATGAGTAGGTAATTGTGACCTCACTTCCACACAGTCCGCATTTTGGTAGGCTCATTTGTTCACCAATTGGTGAAAGACGTGGAAGCGGTGAACTTAGTCCGCTCTATTTCCCTTTTATTGGCACGTTCATTTAAAAAATTGATCCATATATCAGCATGGCACAATTCGCCGATTTTGCACCAACAAGATAGGTATTTTTTGTTTTTCAGGGGCACAAGGTAGAAATCGTCGAACCAAAGCGGTGTCCCATGTTGTCTAGTAATTAGCATGTCTCGGAATGTTTCAATACACTCTGTGCGATTTGGAGTATATGAATCAACCTTAAATGGATTGCCCCACCTTGTAGGTCTGCCAACATAGACAGTCCCACTGGGGGCTTTCCAATTCTTTGTGCGCTTACGTTGGATGCGTTTTATCATTCCTTCCCCCTTTCAGTAAGCATGGCATCGGCGTATTCATAACAGGCTTTGGCTGCGGTTTGTGGGTCAACCTGGACTGTGGGATCGGCAATAACACCGTTTAACGCTTGTCCGGCGAAATAGTCACGCAGGGTCATGCCAGTTCTATGGGGTTGAGTAGTCCATTCTGGACGTGGGAAAGCGTAGACAGGCTCTTCTTTCATTGTGCGCCTCTTTCAATTTCGTCAAGTGCTGTCGTATATCCGGCGAAGTATTCTTCAACCAATTCCTCGCGGGTTCTTTTGATAACAGCATCGACGTGCTCTTGTAATGCTTGTTTTTCGTCTGCGGTTAATTTCTTCCATGCGTCTCTTGCGAAATCCGCCGTACTTTGCCAATTCAATTCAGCTACCATTTGGGTAAGTCCGGCGGCGATATTCAGCTTGCCCTTGAAAAAATTCATAGCCGCATACTGTTCGGCATAGCCATAAGTACCGCTAAGCATCCAGTCAATTTGCTCGGCTACCCAAAGTGGGCTATCTTTCATAGCTTTGTAAAATTCTTCCCTCGCTTCTTGGCGATCCTTTAACGGAGATGCGTTCAGTTCCTCAATCTTATGAAAATACTTCCGCATTTCGTTATCATGGTACTCTTTTTTCGTTGGCATTGGCATGGCACTTTCTCCTATTTATTTGAACAGTTAGTTAGTCTTACTTTTATCAATATACAAAGGCTTTCAGCCAATGTCAAGAAGAAAATACAATTTAAGTAAAATTTAATAATTGAGTTTTCTACTTGTGTATGAAAATTTAACTTGCTATTTTATCCTGCGCTTCTTATATTCCAAAGTAGTGTATCGTTTCGTTACAGTCTTTAATCAACTTACTCCAAGAGAGTGATTAAAAAGCCTCGCAGATTAAGCACCAAAGCCCTGATATTCTGCCGATTATACGCTACCTCGGAGAATATAGTCAAGTCATACATGGAGGCTTATGGTACTACCCATTACAATAGCGCAGCTTCTAACGGCCAGAAGCTATTCAAACGCCCTGCAGTACAAGCTCAGATCGAGAAACTCCGCGTACCACTTACCAAAATATACTCCCCCGATGTAGTTAGGGCTGAATTCGCCGTATTATATGAAACGAGTAAATCAGAGCTAATTAAGGCTCGTTGCCTGGAGAACTTAGCCCGCTTCAATGGAATGTATGTGGAAAAGACTATCAACGTCAATGCAAACGTAACTCAGAATATGCCTGATCTTAAGCACGTACCATTGGATCAGCTTGAACGTGAGTTTATAGGCCGCATGAAATTGGAAAGTACAGGAATTGAGACATTCGCAAGGAAAGAGTTACAAGCCACTGAACTAGTGCCATTAATCGCTCAGGGATCACTTGAGACAGATGAAACGCCGCTAATTGCAGAGAGTATCAATGAATGATACCACACAACAATAACAGTGTAACGAAACGATACAGTGTGGATAACTTGTGCATAAGTATGGATATGGCTAAAACAGAGCGCAAAGTTGACTATAACTTTACATAATATGGAACGGGGCAAGGCATCGAATGTGCACGGAATGAGCGAATGTACTGAGTTCGCAGCCAAGCCTCGTCTAATACGATCCTCTGCTCGAATAATGGCTATTGTATGCGCAAGCGCAAAGTGTTGACAATAGGCGAAATAGCCAAGTATTTCGACCAGGGCAGGAATAGCGTAGCCCAGGAGATACATGAACAGCGTGTCGATCTATACAATCCCACCCATGTCATAGAGTATGTAGTGCAAAAAGTGCGGGATAATGCACAGGTGGGGCGGGGGATAGTGCGTGTACAGGTAGGCAAGAACTAGGCTATGGCCGGTGCATACATGGTGCATAGCACACACGCACACACCCAAGCTATGGCTGCGAGCATGGCTGGACAAGGGCCGGGGCAAAACGGGACGGGGGGGGGAGGCGGGGATTCGACCCGGCACCCGTCGAGATGAAGGTACTAAGCGCCAAGCCAACTATATGTATTTTTTTAGCTAGGGGAACATGAAGTCATACCCGTACCCATGTAAATGAAGTGTGTTCGTTTCATAATGCTCTCCATGCCATTTATCGTGTTATTTGGCATGATCGTAGCGTATGTGGTACTAAGTGAATGATGGTGGCTCAATAGATGGAATTTTGTACATTCCGTTGTTTTTCATAGGAATATGCGCGATTTGCCTGATAGTGTTGTTGATAAGCAAGCTAAGAAAATGAACTGGGCTGCTGTTTTTGTGAAATCCGGGATGATATTTTGGATAGGGCTGACGATATTTACGGGAGCTCCGACCGATATGTTTGAGACTGGAAGAATCTTGGCGATGTCTCTGTTGATTGGGTTGTATTCTGAGTACGTGAAGGTATGAATTACCCAAAGAACAGGGAAGATAACGTAAAGTACAGAATTAAGCTGATGAAAGAGGCTCAGGATATGAAGTTCCGGGCTTCGGTTAAGAGGATATTCGAGGAGAATCCGTTATTTGCGTTTAATACGTTCTTTTGGACGTATGATCCCAGGGAGAGTAAAGATAAAGATTTACCGTTCACGACGTATAAATATCAGGACGACTTCATTTTAGAGCTTAATCGGTGTATAGATGAAGGTGAGGACTTCTTTTGTGATAAGAGTAGGGATATGGGTGTCACATGGATGGTAATAGGTGTGTTTGTGTGGAGGTTCTTGACTAAGAGGGGTGAGCAGCTTAAAATCGGTAGTTGGAAGCAGGAGTATGTGGATCGTTTGGGGGACATGAGTACGCACTTCGAGAAGATGCGGTATTTACTCTCTAAGTTGCCGAAGTGGCTCTTACCGGAGGGGTTTGACCTCAGTAAGCACTCTACTTTTATGAAGATTATCGCCCCCTCATTAAGTAATGCTTTAATCGGTGAAGCTACAAATGCTGATTTTGCAAGAGGTGGTCGTGAGAAGGCGATTGCTTTGGATGAATTCCAGTCGTGGGACATGGCCAATGAAGCGTGGAGGTCATGTTCGGACGCTACCAGGTGTAAGATTGTTTTTGGCACACCCAAGGGTGCAGGCAACAAGTTTGCTGAATTGTCAAGGACTTCGGAGATTAAGTCAAAGCATAGGTTGAAGTGGTTCTTACATCCCAAGAAGGCTTATACTGGTAGGGATTATCTCAAGACTGTTGAGGATGCGAAGATAACAGACAGGATTGACGGGTATATTGTTCAGAAAGCAGAGAATCAGGAGGCCGCCCCTTCTGGGTGTTACATAGATCAGTATGGTAAGATCAGGAGTGAGTGGTATGATCGTGAGTGTGAGAGAAGGAGTCGTGAGGACATACTTGAGAACTTGGACTGTAATTACCTTACCTCTGGTAATCCGGTCTTTGACGTACTTAAGTGTGAAGAACGGATGCGCGATTGCAAGAGTCCTCTTAAGATTGGCGACCTTTTATGGAAAGTGCGCCCGATTTTTAATGAAAGTGGAACCTGTGTAAATAAAGAGCAGTTGTCTGTTGAGTTCTTAGAGAACATGAACGGGCTGTATCTTGTGTGGGAGTTACCTGAGGAAGGCTGGGAGAACGCTTATTCGATAAGTGCCGACGTAGCTGAGGGTCTAGAGCAGGGAGACTGGGATTCAGCCAGTGTCAGAAAGAGGTTTGTCAACCACGATGAAGATGTTCCTTTAACTGTCTGTACGCTTCATACACACATTAAACCCTTCGAGTTTGCCGAGGAACTAGCCAAACTAGGGTATTGGTACAAGAAAGCCTGGATAGCACCCGAAAGACAAGGAAATTCAGGTGGTGTAGTTATCAATGAGTTGTTAAAGATTTACACCAGAATTTACCACAAAGAAGTCATTACTAAGGGTTATCCCCAGAGTACAGACAAGATCGGTTTCGACACTTCAAATAGGCACATGAAGGGGATGATTATAGGTGAGTTGTCTAAACAGATCGTTGAGGGGACTTTCCGAGACTACGACACTGATTTCTGGAAAGAATGTCTAACCTTCGTTAATAACGACGGCAAGATGGAGGCTCAGGGTAAGGGTAAAGGCGAGAAGTGCTTTGATGATAGGGTGATGGACAGGGCTATTAATGCGTGGGTTGATACGCAGTTGCCAAATCCTTACAGGACAAGAGGTAAGGTAAGAGAGACGGACTGGCAAGCGATCCAGAAAAAACATTATCAGAACAAGGCTTTGGTGGGATGGGTGGTTAGATGAATACTAATCAAATACTAATCACTACTAAATTAGTATGAAGAAGAGCAAGATAAAGACGTTCCTATATTCATGTGAGGACTGGGGGGGTGCTGTTTTTGTCATAGTCCGTTCCGCTTTTGTGAAGGTAGCAAGGAACAAGGTAGTATCTCTAACCAGCGATTTTGAGAAACCTTTGAAGAACTGGAAAGGTATCGTCTTAAACGAGGAAACCGAGAAGAAAGTAATGGAAACTCATAAATTGAATACTCTCTACTATGCCTGATGTCTTTGAGAAAGATATTGAGGTAGTTAATTCTCAGTCCACAGCTGAGGAGCAGAATGTAATTAAGAAGCTCTTTGAGTTGGTTGAGGCTAAGGCTAATCCCTGGAAGCTAGCCCACAACGAGATTGTTAAGGAGAATTACAATTTCTGCGAACTAAGGCAGTGGGACGGGGCCGATATGCAGCTTCTAGCCCTAGCTGACGTTCCTACTTTAGCCATAGACAGGATCAACAGAGGTTTAGACTATATCAACGGTGTGAGGGCTAACACTGGTAACACAATGAAGATCGTCAAAAGAGAGCAAGGAGATGATAGGGTGGCCTCTCTTTTGCAGGCTTGCGCTGAATACGCTGAATACTGTGGGGATTTTCAGAAGCCCAGGGATGAGGCTTTTGATTCAATGGCCAAGACCGGAATGGGCTTGAGGGTCTTGGGCTATGACCCTACCGCAAGAGGTGGAATTGGCGAGTTGTGGTGTGAAAACTTCCCAGTTGAAGATTGTGGGTGGAGTAAGACAGCCTCAAAAGAATTGGATGATATTTCGTGGTGGTGGAGGAGAACAGTCCAGTCGTGGGAAGATGCTATGGCTGACAACCCTGAGAAGGCTGGAATCTTAAAGGGGATGAAGACTGTTTTAGCTTCCGAGTGGGAGAAGATTAAAGGCGGTAGTACGACAGGTTCTCTGGTTCAGGACTACGGTGCCTTGGTTACTTCCGGCGATCCTTCATTAAGTTACCAAGACCAAGTAGATAAATACGAGTTCTGGCTTCGTCGAAGAATCCCCGTCCGTAAGATTGGTTCGATTCAGTTCATTCCTTTACCTGATGGAAACGTAATGCCCGTCCCGCAGGTCAGAGAGGAGGCCGTTGATTATAAGCCACAGGAGTTGGAGCAGGATTTAGGCGTATCTGTAAACGAGACGTGGGAACAGTTCATCGTAGCCTCAGCAGGGAATATGCAGAACGCTACATTGCTCAAGCAGTCTGTGTCTAAATACCCCTTCTCCCCTTTGGTCGGGATGTGCGCCGCGATGAAGAAAAGCGGTCAACCTTTCTCTTATGTCGAGATGGTTATTCCTCACCAAAAGAGAATCAATATAGCTTGGGCGCAGAAAACGACGTTTAATAATAAGGCGATCAAAGCCCCCCTAGCTATCAAGAATCTCGACCCAGCTATGATTGACTCGAAGATTCTCAACAGTCAGTTGGGCACTATCCTTGCAATCGGCCCGAACGAAGATGTTATCAATGTTAATATTACGCCCAACGTAGATTTACAAGCTATTGAGGAGGGTCAGTCTGCAAGAGAGGACATGGACTTCGCCGCCGCCTCTACTGAGCCGGTGTTAAGGGGTCAGTCTGGGTCACAGGATTCTGGGATTAAACTTTCGATGCAACAGAACGCGGCTGTTACACCTTTGAATAAATGGGTGAAGGCCGAGAAGTTAAGCGAGTTGGCTTTCTGGCGCAAGGCTTTGCATATAATCATAGCGGAGTTTTCACCTGAGAGGATGCAGAGGATTGTTGGGGACGAGAATTTCTTCAAGATTGTGATTGGCAAGATTGACCCAGTGAAGGGGATTCCATTACAACCCCCGTTACAGCTTCCCCTAAATGTCGATGTCGCCCATTACGACGTTGAGATTACGGATTCAGCTTTGAGTGACTTCAACAAACAGCAATCCTTTAACGCGGTTGAGTCTTTGGTGTCTCTGAACGTTCCATTTACAGATTCATACCGAATCCAGAACGCCCCGATTAAGGACGTTGACAGTGCGATAGCTTCAAACGAGGAGGCAAGGAACGACATCATCAGACAACAGCAAATGATAATCGAAGGCTTACAGTCTCAGTTGGAGATGACGCAAAAATTGATCCCCACAGAGTCTAAGGTGGCTATGGGTCAAGCCGGAGCGAAGATGAAGAAAAGTTCAAATCAGAAAAAGAACGCCCAGACAGGAGCGTCCCAATCTCAAGCCGGGATGAGGTCTATGGTGGGTGGACAGAATTTCGGATAGGAGCATTTATGGGGTGGTTTAACATATTCGGCAGTAAAACAAATAAACCAATCACTGATGTTGAAAAAACGGTGGTTTATTATGGTGTATGGATTGAGGATGTTACAAACGACAGACATTTGGATGGTTGGCATCGTTTAAGCAAGGAAGAAATCTTTGCTACCCCATCAAAGGGTGTTGCGATGGCTTATGCAGAAGAAGTTTTATCCAAATTTAAAAATGATCCCAACATACAAATTGAGGTCAGGCAATTTAGGGAATCGTAAAGAAGTAAACTAACTCACAATTCAATAATCTAAGGAAACAGTCATGGATTTAGACACGCAAGGTACGGTTACTGACGTTGCATCGGCTGCCCAAGTTGGGCAAGGTGCTGCTCAGCCCGCATCCGCTACGTCTGTCGATCCGAACATTTTACCCTTTGTAGTTGAACCATCCGCTACGGAACAGCAAGGTCAAGGTGGCTTACCATCCGCTGACCCCAATGCCTCGCAAGGTGTTGATACTCAGAGTGCAACAGATGAACGGTTTAGGCAGATACAGTCGGAGAAGGACAGGGTATATTCTCAAAACCTAGCCCTCCAACAGCAGATGCAACAGCTTCAAGCGCAACAGGCGCAGTTCATGCAACAGTTCCAACCGCAAGTTCAAGCACCCGACAAGGCTACAAACCCTGTCGAGTATCTTGAATGGAAGATGGAACAGCAAAATAAGTTCCTCATCCAAGAAGCCAACCGCCAGAATCAGGCACAGATTCAACAGATGCTTGCTGGCGCGGCTGAGATGCAGTGGACTAACTCTCATCCTGGGGTAGATGTCAATTCAGTAAAGGCATTTAACCGGATGAACGGGATAGCCGAGTGGAACTTAGACGCAGGACATAAGCTGATGACGATGCCAAGCCAAGTTCAAAATGTTGCCCGTAACGCGATCAATCAAACATTCAATGAAATCAGGAAACCTCAAAATGGGGCGAGTCCTATGAGGGGCGCGGCAAGTACGGGTCAAGGAGCGATTCAGTTAAGCTGGGAGAAGATGGCGCAAGCCTACAATCAAAATCCCAACATTGAATCAACTTGGAGTCCTGAACTAAAGAAGTTCTTTTGGGACGGGACAGCCCAACTTCAACGTCAGCAGTAGGTAAGCTCCGAAAGGAGTAAATTATGGCAATATCTTATGCGTCTACCCCCTTTACTTTCGTAGACAGTCAGTTTGGGTCGGCAAGCGCAAGCAATATCAAGTCTCTGGTTAATGTTGTTGTTGACCGGAGATACCACAAGGAAGTCCAGAAAAAGACTTTCTTTCAGTCGCATGGAATGATCGGTGCAGACGTTTACAGCGAAGGCGACTTTGCTCAAACGGCTCCCGGACTTCCGGTAGTTCGTAAGACTGACCTCACCGCGCAACCTGGCGATACGATTAAGATGGGACTTCGTAAGAACCTGTCTTTTGCTATCTCGACTGGTACGACTGGCGGGACTCAGTTGGTGGACAGCGAAGTAGGATGGGATTTGGACAATCAGTTGGTGAAGGTCGAACAGTTCCGGCAGGGTGTTCGTACAAACGGTGGGATCAACTCTCAGCGTAATCCGTATGAACCCTTTGAACAGACGGAAGTGTCTCTGCTTTCTGACTGGTCAGCCCAACAGAAAGACACATCCATTCTTTATGCGATGCACTACGGCTTCGGACATCACCTGCTCCGTAAGTACGGACACACCAACCTCGCCCCTACGGCGGTTATCAATACCCTCTACGGTAATGATACCACGATGACCACATCTCGCACGATTGCGAATATGTTGGGCGCGGGAACGGACAACGTGAAGCCGGTTACATTTGAAATCGGCGAAGCGTACTGCCGTCAGGCAGAGTTCGATCCCATCTCGGTTGGCGGAGATTCGTACTGGGTCGCCCTCATTTCACCGAAGGCGAAACTGGCTCTCTACCAAGATGCGACATTCCGCTCTGCGGTTCAACACGCCCGCGAACGTAGCGTCGATAATCCACTGTTCAAGTACGGCGATGGTCTTATCTACGGTAACTGCATCATCTTTACCTATGACAAGATTCGCACCATTCTTGGCGGGAACAATCCGGCTGGTCTGACGGTTTCCAACGATGTAATCACGGAAGCCGCTTATACCGGAATCGGTGGTGGTCTTGCTTCAACCGATCTTCACGCGACGTACTTCTTAGGTGCGAACGCTGTCGTTTGGGCTGACGGTATGTACTCAATGGCAGAACGCATCCGAAGCGAGAACGACTACGGAAATATCATCGGTCGTGCAGTTGATGAGATTTTCGGAACGAAGCGGGCAGATTGGAAGAACGAAGGTGGGACTATCGACATCAACCAGTCACTGCTTCAAATTGTTAATTCAACCGTACTCTAATGGAAACAGTCATTCTTAGAAGCAAAATTGGGCCGACTCAATACACTTATCGTCCAGCTACCGGAGGTGATTATGGTATGCAGTATGGTAAGTTCGTGAGAGAGTTCACCATTGACAACAGCTTGAAAGTGACTGTTCCTAAACAAGAATGGGAACACTTGGAGGAATTGGACTTTGACCGCACCGCGGGACTAAAGTTCAAAAACTGCTTCCTTGTGATCCCACAACAATAAAAGGAAAAAGTCATGGAAAAGATCAGTGCTGTCATTAAATGTAACGCGGGGGAATGGGTAGCTACTTTGTCGCTGCCTGTCGGTAAAGCTAAAGTCCTCCACTTTGCAAAGGAGAACAATTTCACGCTTGAGGTTGAAAAGGAGGTTACCTTCGTTGACCATTTCGGGAAAGTGAAGGTTCATCATCCTAATTGGCCTCAGCACCTTTTGGACAACTACAAGTTCCTGGAACTGGTAGAAGTCAAGAAGGAAGAAGCTATCGTCGCGCCCCATATTGTGGATAGGAAGGCCGAAGCCAAGAAAAAGAAAGGATCAGAAAATGAAAAAAGTAATCTTTAAGGCTGTGTCGGGGCTGATGCTCCTTGCGACCGTGTTTCTCTTTATCGGCGCGGGGAACTATCTCTCTGTTCCTCTTAGAGCGGGAAGTCCTCAGACATCAGTTGTTGTAACGTATGCTAACTCTCAGGTGGACACGCTTCGCTTCATACGCGAGCCGGGTCTGGCTGGACTATCGTTTGCACTTCGGGCGAAGGACTCTATGAGTCTTACCAGTGTTCGTGTGCGAAGGGTGGTCAACGGAGTAATGCTTGCTCCTGTCGCGGGAGATACGATTATCACCACAGTCGTTTCGATAACAAACGATACACTCAAGATAGCGACGGTGACATTGGCACCGCTTTGTGATGAGTACAGGTTCTTCATCACTTATGCGGCTTCTGCTAATGGCGTTACCACGCCTACTGTTGAGTACGTCTTCAACCGTCAGTATCAAGATTAGAAGATGGCCACTGCCCAAGATATAGTAAACGAGTGGGCGGCGGGTGATGAGGACAAGCAGCAGCTAGTAATCCGTAGTGGGTTGCCCTTGAGATGGTTAAATCAGGGGCAACTCCGCTACTTCGATAAAAGCGAAGTGCTGCGCGGTGTCTGGACTCCAACTATCACCTCGTCTGGGAACATCGCCCTACCGAGTGATTTCTTAAGGGAATTTCCCAATAGAGTTAAACGGGATGTTTCTGATTCGTCTGATTTGCCTCTGGGGAAGATTGATTACCCAGACGCTAATCTGATGGACTTTTCAGCGTTGACTCATTACTCAATCTGGAATGGGACGCTCTATGTTTGGTCAGCCGGAGCGTGTACCCCGTCCGTTCCATACATTAAGAAGCCAGCCGTACTAGCTTCGTTCGCAAGTGATTTGAGTGTCCCGACCGAGTTCCAGCATAATCTGATTATCTATCTCGACGCTCACTGGGTGAAGATTCAGAAAGATTTAGCCGGACATTACGCTCTGATGAAAGAGTTTGATAATCAAGCCCGTCAGGATGGGGTAATGAACATAATCAGGAATAATCAAATTCCGACGATAAGGGGGAGTTGGTTCTAATGCCTGACACTACTCCTGTTGCAAACCAGATTAACATAAACCTATCTCTACTCTTAGAGGATGCCGTTTATGACGCTGACAATGGTTTAGCCGCAGCGTTAGACGGTGTAATCTACACAGGAGTTAAGAGGAATAAGTACGTCGCAGAAGCCGAGAGAGAGTTGGTTTTAACCCTAACCAATAGGCTTGGTTATGAGAAAGCCACAGAAGCATTACAGGGTGCTATGGTCAGCGCCACGATCACAACTTCAAGTTCGGGTGCGTCAGTACCAAAGAATTTCATCTGCCCGTCTAAATTAACATTTAGTAATATTGACGCGCAGTATGTTTCAACCAAATCTAAGCTAGACCAAGACTTAGACCCGTACTTAAATTACGGATATACGATTTCGGGCGGGAAGATTTACTTTTACAAGAGAGTTGCAAGTGTAATGACAATCTCAAACGGAGAGTCAGCGACGTTCCTGTATTTCGGTGTGCAGAGGACTGATTCAACCACAGGTTCAGATGTTTCTGTTAATACCGCGCCAGACATTGCGATAGATGCAAGGTGGAATGATTTCCTGACACTGTACGCTGCGGCAAGGGCTTCGTTTGATTCGGTGAGTGCTATTGCAGACCCAGACCCGACAATGGTAGAAAAGGGAAACAGATTTATGGCTATGGCTATGGAGAAGTTACCGCATGGGTAAAGAGAGTCCATTGGTGACGGTGACTAATTTTCAGTTAGCTGATGAGATTCGGCTATCTCGCAAAAGAAGTCCGTCCGACTTCAAGACGATCCTGAACTACTCAAACACCTTAACTGACGGTCTTAGGGTCAGGAGGGGGTATGCTGAGTACACAGGAATAACGTGGCCTGTGGTTAATGGTGTGTCTTTGGATGCGTCATCGTTGGATGTACCGATGATATGCCAGATTGAGAACCCAGAAAAGACGGATGTTCACATTCTGTGCATGGCCTCTATTCCTCAAGTGTGGATGTTCCCGTATTGGAGGGGGTCAACGAAAGTCACTGGGTCAATGGCGTTAGCTGAGTCATTAACGCCTGGATTTATTCCAACCTACGCTCAGGTCACGACACATTCATTCGGGTTTCAGAACTGGCAACTATTCGCTCCATACGGTTCACAGACAGCAGACTATTACAATGGATGGAAGATATACAATGATACCACTGGGACTTCGACGGTGGTTACAGATTTCTCTGCTGTTGATTCTGGTGGCGGAAACATTGTGGCAACTTTTACGGTTGCCGATGATATAAGCCCGACTGGATTGAATTGGTCGAACATTCACACATATGCGTTTTACCGGAACTACCACGACAACCACACGTTCAACCCAGTTTACAATGTTACATTAAGTGACCCTCCATGTGCGGTAGCAGACAATAGCATCATCCATTTCTCAGGTGGGCAAGGAGTTGACCCAGACGCAAACAATAGCTTGAAGGGGTCAATCATCTATCCGAGGATGAACAAGACGTTCTTCCCTGGGTTGGCTGAGACGTTCACGATTGACGGAACGTATGTATCTGAGGAACGATGCAAGGGGTATGATATAGTAGAAGATTTGGGGACTGCTGGGACTGGCTCTGGCTCAACCGCCCTTGAAGCCGGTGATTCTGGGAATACATATTGGGTTGGGATAGCCGCTATCTATGACGATGGGACTATTGGTGAGTTGCAGAAGTACGAGACTCCGGCTGACTATACCACTGTTTCGCAGTGGTTGGAAAACTACATACAGGCAGACGACACCAATACCATTGCCGTAGAAGTTCGCATCCAAGCTGGGACACTGAACAAAACCGTGCAGGGCTTCGCGATCTATCTAGCTCAGGACGTAGGAGATACAAGGGACTCTGGCAGACAGACACCGTATTGGTCTGTTGGGTCAATTTCACTCACAACTGAATCTCAGAACGTATTTTCAGGCAGTGGGGTGTGGAGTTACAGCGCGGGAGAGTATGCTTTTATTTTCAGCTTAACCCAAGAAATGTGGGACGAGAAGGGGAATACCTATGAAACAGATTCAGGCATGGCTGAAATCCAATCTGATACTTCGTATGCTTATTCGGGGCGTAAGGTGGTTGGAGGCAGACATTATCTCTATAACGTCTATGTCACCTCAGAAGCCCAAGCAGACAAGCAAAACCTATTCACAAACCCAATAGGTCAGAACGCTGCCATTAACTCAGGCATAACTGCCCGTAGAGTGTTTCCGAATGAACAGGGATTTTATCGTCTAAGGTGTGAGCCGGACATTGGTTCACGTATCAACGCAGTAGTGCCGATGGGGTTTGATGAGTTTTTGGTCTTGAAGAATTTAGGCATTGTATCGGTAAGAAACACAGTAACACAGGATTTAATCCCAGAACATATAAATAGAATCGTCGATCACAGAATCGGATGTTCCACTTTTCACGGATGTTCGGTTTCCAACCAAGAGGAGATATTCTTTGCAGGATACGATGATTGCTATTCTTACCGTTTGGGGCGACTACAACCACTGATCGAACGCGAGGACAAGCGAGACTGGTTACATACCTATCGAGAAGTCCTGACAAACACTCAGAAAGAGAACGTCGTGGTGATTTGGTTGCCCCAAGATTATATCATGTGGACTTTCGGTGAAGAAGGTTCGCAGTACATCTTGGACAGAGGCGGATGGACACAGGCGGCCTATAAGCAGACATCTGGATTGACTTCGACTGAATGGTTCAAGTTCCCCGTTAAGCTGAACAATGGTACGGTCTTGGCTTTGGGTACTCCGGGCAACACTGGTCTAAGACAATTTCAGAACCCGACTACGGGCGGTTTCTATTACACAGATGACGATACGGAGATAAAGAGTTACCTTGACAGTTGGTACTTTAACTTCGGTCACAACAAGGATATGTGTTTGTCCAAGATAGTCTTTAACCGGACTTTCGATGAAGATACGACTGGGACATTAAGTATAGCGTTATACAAAGACAGGGCTTTGCTTCGTTCGTACAACCCAGACAGTTCTTTGGACAGGGTATATGTATTCTCTGTTGTCGGCGATTCCAAGATTGGATTCGAGTGGAGGTACATCTACAACAACAATTCCTCGCCGGAAGTCATGGGTGGGGATGTTTTGCAGATAGACTCGATTGAGATTTATGGTGAACTGCGTCCGAGAAGTAAGAGGGCGGCAGAACTTGTAACAATAACCAACGTCGGTGTCTGGGATGAGGACGCTTGGGATGGTGGCACATCATGGGGTTGAGAATGAAAATAACATTAACTCTTATTTTACTTTACGCATCATGCGTAACGCATGGGTTTGCACAGTCCAAGACTACCAATTTTAGGTTGAATCTCCATGACCCAGGTACTACGATTGTCTCAGGGTCAAAGACGGACACGGCTACGTCAAACGTAGGCGTGAACGGGTCGATGCTCAGAATTGACACATACTTGGGGCATTGGTTCAGCGTAAATGATTCGTTAAGGAACATTAAGATACTTCGGTTCACAGATACGGTCAGCAAGAAGATTGATTTTGTGGCTAATGGTAATGCGTTCTTGGACGTGGCCAATTCGATTTACAGGCCAGCGATAACACTTGTGTCAAGGGACAGTGGGTACTTGTCCAGCAACGGTGTGGCATTGAAATCCGTGTCTCAGGGGCTGTCCAAGACGCTCTCAGTTGTAGGCGCGGCAGGGGATGGGGAAGTTTACGGTTCGGGTCGCAGGCAGCAGGATTCAAATGCCACGTTCAATCGGTTCTTTGCGGTATGGAATGACACGGCTTTGTTCTATGTCAATGGTAACGAGGTTACGCGACTTGACACAAATGGGCTTAGAGTACAACGAGACGTAATACTGAACAACGGTGGGAATTTAACTGCTCCCTCGCTCAAGTTCAAGATTATTGACGTGGCTGGCGGGAGTGCGCCGGATAGTGTGAGCATTGGCATTACAGCGGGAGCGTTGGGGGTTAGGGCTATTGCCATGAGTAACCCAATTCAGTTGCCATCAATAACCTCAAATAATCTCTCCGGCAAGAGCAGACTCTTAACTGCAAGTGGCGATACGCTCATTTTCAAGGATGAGTCCAACGTCATTAATCGCGTTAAGCTGTCTGGTGCTTCGGCTGGTCAGGCGTTGGGGTGGAGTGGTTCGGCGTGGGTTCCGACAACGATTAGCGGTGGTGGGGGTGGTTCTGGAAACGGTGTAAGATTAAAGCGCGTTGATGGTTCTGTCAACATCTACCCAGATACAACGATTAGCTTAACCGATAGAAACTTCACGCTCTCAACTGGCGTGGGGTCGGAAGGTATAATTAACACAATCCAGAACATTGACTCGACGGCTTCATTTAAAGTCAGGACTTTAACGGTTGACTCAACTGGTGGCTCTGCTGGCAATTTGAAGCTAACAAATGGTACAGGAAAGATAGCAACGATTAATCTTGGCGGCGGAAACAATAATACGTCTGTTCTTTTTCCCGACACATCGGGCACAGTTTTCTTGGCAAATAGCGGTCAGACGGTCACCGCAGGAGTTTGGAATGGAACTCAGATTGGCTACGCCTACACGACGCACATGAGCGGGGCGAACATCGGAGATTCAATTAACACAAAATCAGCCGGAGATACGATAGCCGTTCCGTGGTATTTCACAGGTGGGATGAGTTCGTACAATTCTGGCTCTGCTAATTCACTCAGATTCGGTCGTGGTGCGGTTACAGCAACAGACGCAACTGCGGTTGGCGATTTAGCGACTGCATCAGGGACTGGCGCAGTAGCATTAGGGTATAATGCAAATTCTACCAACTCAAATACAATCTCGATAGGAAAGAACACTACCGTTTCTGGTATCAGTGCGATTGGTATTGGCGTGAGCGTCACATCAACAGATACATCTTCAATCGCCATAGGAAATACAGCCAACGCAAGTTCCCGAAATGGGATCGCAATAGGACTGCAAGCGAACGCAAACGGAAAGCGAACCGTTGTTTTGGGCGCGGGTTCTTCTGCTGGTGGGTACGATTCATCCGTAGTCTTTAATACGACGGCAACGGGCAAGCATCACATTGAAACAGCTTCGGTTGATACGCTCGTTCTACCTTCGGGTAAGGTCAAAGCCAACGGCAGGATAGTGTCACTAGACTGGACAAGTGACTCAATCTATATCGCGGCTGGCGCAACACGGAAAGCCAAGTATATCTCAGGATTAACAACGTACAGTAAGGTTAGGTATTTCTTTCAGGACTCACGCCCCGCTCAGGTATTAAGTGCAACACCCAAAGCATACACCAAAACAGACAGTATAATCATTGAAGCATATCAGACCTTTGACTTGGACAGCGCATATTTCTATGTGGAGTATAGACAATGAATAAACTAATCACAGTCATTTTATTCACCTTTGCGCTCACCGCTTCCGCGTTTTCTCAGATAACGTGGACGTACTCTACAAGAGATGCGATGAATTGGGCTACGGGGGACTCAGCCAACGCCCATCCCAAGTGGCGCAAAATCATTGACACATCGGGTGGAAGTCCTCAGAGGAATTTAAAGGGGGCTACGGCTGCGGGTGGTGCTGGTCAAGCTGCAACCGGGTTTAGTTCGTTGGGGTCGGGGGATCGCGCCGGAGCGTTCTGGGATTCAGCGATGGTCATGGACACCAACTCATTCTCCTTCGTCTGGAAGCAGAACGAGGATTCTAGCTACACTTATGCGATTGGTTCTACGACATTCTACTTTGGCTTGAACGACAGCAACCGCCAGAGATGGCGAGGGTTGGCTTTTAGAGTGGCGAGACAAAATCCGGGCAGTACCAATGGCGGCGATTATCGTTCGTCATTTTACAAGGTTGATTCCACGACAGAGGGTGTGGCGACAGGCAACGTTGACCTTTTCTCTGGTGGGTTTGCCTTGCGTCAGAACGACACACTGCGAGTTGTTAATCATGGTGGCTCTCTGTGGGCGTATTGGGTCAGAGGTGGCGGGGCAGGGACTACGCTGATTGATTCAGTCCCCTACTCAGCCCTGAACGCGGCATACTTGACTAACCCAGGCAGAATAGCTGTGCGTTCGCGTGTATCAGCCGTCCCGCCGATGTTCAACACATTTCAGATAGGTACTAAGAGTGGGGCGGCTTCACCTGGGATATTGCGTGACACGATACCACCCGTGATTACAAACGTTACGCCATCGTTTAGCGTAATGAACACGCAGACATTTACAATCTCTGCCCAGATAACGGATAGTAACACCACGACCCAGAAGAATCCAGGGGTGGATAGTATATGGCTAAAGTTTGGGACTACGTATGCTATTGGTCAGGGTGGTGCGCCAGACACGGTGGTGGGGGATTCGGTTATCATTAAAGCTGGAACCACTAAAGATACGGTGATAAGTAAATTGTTCTCAGCTAAATCTGTTGGGACGTACTATTACCAGATTAAAGCAAAGGACGATACTGCCAACACAAGAATATCCCCGAGGCAGACACTTGTTGTTGGGACTGTCGCTCAGAATCCGTTCAAGATTCATGGGTACTTTTATGTCCAGACTCTTTCTTCGTGGTGGCCTGCAATCGAAGCAAATCCGTCGATTTTGGGTGATTTGGCTACGAACCAAGACATTCTATACTGGTTCTACGATAATCCAGACACCCTCTTTCCACACTTGAGAGCAAGAGTCCCAGATCAGGGTAACGCTCAATACCCCAATGGGTCGATGGCGGCAGACTCCGCAAGGTTATTTGGTTGGACAAGATCGAGCGGGACAAGGAATATCATGTATCAGTTCCGTGATTCCATGCACGCCCACGGCAATAAGTTTGTATTAGCTATCTCGGCCGTTGTTGGATTCGCACCAGCAACAGCCGTCCAGTTACAAATCATTGTCAACGATACGACCAAGAGTAAGAACTTCGCCTCTACTCTGGGCAAATTTTGCAATCTTCATAAGATAGATGGTATAGACTTCAACTGGGAGTTCCCCGCTCAGAGCAATAAAGCATTTATGTTCCAGTTCTTCAAGAAGTTGAAGGACTCACTAACCGTCTATTCTTGGGATGGTCAACCGCCGATTATATCTTTAGACCTTGAAACTCAATCAACCGTTGTCGGGAATCAGTCATACGACTTCTCAGCATTAGATTCTCTGTGTACCTACGTTTCAGTTGTATCGAGAGATAGGTTCTCTTATGCAAGCCCACAGTACACGGCAAATCCTCGTGGCGTATCACGACCGAGAGTCGGTAGCACTTACGGACTACCTGGCGACACGGTAAAAGGTTTTGATATGTACTCAATGAGCGATACAACGTGGCAGAACGGCTTAACCTATATTACGGTTAATGGCCTTAGGGCGGGGGGAATTAGAGCGTCAAAGGCCGTCCAAGTTCTTGGATTTGGTGCTTACGAGGTGTGGGGTGGGGCATCAGGGCCGGGGCAGTCTGCTTCTGGGGTTACTTTTGGAGATGCGGGTGTGCCAAGTGGCCAACTTGGTGAATCAAATAATGGTTCTTCCGCCCAGACCTACTTAGATCAATATTGGAGTCCAATGAGAGAATGGCGCGACTCCACGAACAATCACTATCTTGGCTATCGACTTCCCAGTAATGCTAAACGAACCGTCATTTATGACGATTCGGTTTCGCTTGGCGAACTTGTTAAGCATCTTAAGTCAAGAGGTTTTTCCGGCATCATGTATAACGAGGCGGCGTGGCTACAAAACTCAGCGGGATGGAGGGGCAACAATGACCGTCTATCCTTCCTTAAGTGGATGAGGGCTGCGGCTGACGCTCCTACGTTTACAACGGTTGGCATGCCTGCTCCCGTTGCCCCGACCGACGGTTCTACTAATCAGGGTTCTCCGAGCGCGGGAACGATGGCGGTAACTTTCAGATGGAATAAGGTCTCTAATGCGAACGAGGGTTACCACATCTCTGTTTCAGCGGACGGAAGATTCAATACGGCTGTTGGCGGAGCAGACCAAGACGTGGGCACAACTTCGACCGATACGACCGTGACCATAAGCGGATTAGCTTCAAACTCCGTATTCTACTGGAAGGTCGTTGGCAGGATGGGGAGATTCTATGGGTATTATTCAAGAGTTCACAGATTCACGACAGGCAGTACGACATCCACCCCAACTCGCAGACCGTACAAGCCACAGTTAGTCGCTCCTGCAAATGCGGC